GGAGGGTGGTTGCACTGCGGCAAGTCCCCGAAAGGATTTGCTTAACCACCCCTGGCCTTACGGCCGTTGCCCGCTAATGTGCGGGCACCCACCTACGTTTTAGTGCTACTGCGTAGGGCAGTGCAGAGGTCTCTAACTTAGAGCCTACTTGAAGAGGATCCGTTCGGTTTTCAGAACGGACCAAATCTAGAAAGCACTTTGTCAGAGCACCGTATCCCTCCAGAACGTCAGTACGGCGGACTGGGCTTGGAACCATCGCTTTTATTTCAAAACGATGGAGATATGGATTCCACCTTTCGGCGGATTCATATCCAAGATAGGAGATACGGCCCAAGCCAGGACTAGTCTCAGATACATAGGGTAAACTCCCTATGATTCTTTCAATGTGATTAAACATGAAAGTGGCTGTGCGCCAATATCCCTTTTTGTAAAAGGAATTGGCGGTGGCAACCCACGAGATTAGATTCTTAGCCTGGTGCCTGTTCTCAGGAAACAATTGACGGACGTATGTAGGTGTTACCTCCATACCGCCAAATGCATCAACGCCACATGACTCTCGGAAGCTTCCGCTCACGAAAGTCTTATTGACGTTTACCTTGCAATTGTACTTTCGCAGGTAATCGAGAACAGTCATCGCTTGCGTCGTGGGAACGATAATATCGTCCCCATAAACGTAAACGTCACGGGTAACATTATAAATGTTACCCTGCGTTACAGGGAGGTTACTCTCCTTCAACAAAGCAATTACACATATAGTGTTAAAGTCCATTGCTTCGATCGGAAAGCAAAGAGCACTACCCATAGAGGCAAACTTCTGAAGAGGAGATAATAATATCCCATTCGGAAGCTCGGCTCTTGTAGATCTACATGCTACGATCGCATCCCTTAAATCGGGATTAGACCGAAACATCTCCATAGCTAGCGATAGAGGAACTCTATCGCTCGCATCAGAGAGATCAATCGTTGCTAATTGACCCGAGATACTACTACTCATTGCCAGCTTCTGGTTAATCGTCTGGTCCGTAAAATTTACGTGGCCTTGCGTCAACCAGAAAGACTCGAGACGACCATAAAGAACGTCTCTTATCCCCTGTTGAACAAATTGCATACAACAGGGCTCTATAGCAATGATACGGGGACCTTTCAGAGTTTTCGGGACGGTGACCACCCTAACCGGGTGCTCCTCCGCCTCTGGCAAAAACGTTACATTATTGAGCTCCAATGAATCAGGTGGCGTCCCTAACGGGAAACCATTACCGATTATTGGGAAATAAGGCTCAAGGCGTTCATGCCAAAACTGCCAAGAATATTTCTGGTTCCCAGAAATACGTTCAGCAGTTGCTCCAGGACCATGCCTAGGTCTGCACTCGTCCAATGATATTGGCGAGATGCAAGAATCCCACAGCACAGAAGATATACGCAGAAACTCGGCGTAGTCCTCTGCTGGAACTGAAAACTCCGAATTGGATAACTCCAATTGTCGGAAGTTAAGAAGGGTTTTGTGCACCCTCGCGGGCGTACAATCGATCTCGATTTTCTTGAACGTAAGGCATACTTGCCGAACCGCTTCAACAACCGAGACCGCATCTTCATTACTTTCTTCATAAATCCTCCCCGTCTCACGGTCGAATAGTTGACTGATCATACCTTGCAAAAATGCAGGGATTGATCCGCTTTTCCTGAAATTTCGGAATCGCGATGAGTCAATAAATCCTTCCTCCAAACTTTTTTCAAAGTCTGAAGAGAAGGCAGGAAGGGTTATCGTCAAAAACGACAATCCTTCCATTTCGACCCGTGACCTGACTGTCGTCAAGTCACGTAAATCAGAGACATCAGCGATGCACTTGTTCGTAGCATCTATATAGATACTATCGAACAACTTCAGATGGTCACTTACGTTGCTTTTCAAGTTGCCCTCCTATATGGTGGGTCGACTTCAAGCCACGTCTGTCTACCACGCGAATCTGATAACGACTATCCGGACCAAGTTGGCAACCCGGACAGCTCGCAGATCAGCCAATCTGAGTATGGAATAGATTGAAAACAAACTTTGGTTAAAGAGGCATAGGGAGCTTTGAACTTTGCTCCGACTAAATGCTATGACTCCTGGCCATAAAGCTTGCCAACTACTCCAGCGGTGTTGATCCAGGCAGTAATACCTGTGATCAAATACCCAATTGTCGTCGCATCGAACCCTACTTCGGGCCGATCGATGATAATTTGGGCAATTAACGTCTCGTAATCATTGGCAGAAGTCAATGGGTCCGGGACGATAGCTCGTTGCGAAATCTTCACCAGCGAACGAATTCGTTGCCGTGAAAGTTGATGTGAAACGGTCATCTCAAAGAGACCGTCCGAAGTCCGATAGACGGATTTAGTTCCTTCTGAAAGGATCTTCGGCATCGATTTAGCAACAGCATTAACCGTTACAGATTGTGGATCGGTAAACATAAGTGGTTGACCTCATCAGTTTTATGAGTGTTAATCACGGGGCTGAAAGGTACACTCCTGTACGTCCCAGTTTGATTACCGTGATGTGATTTATCCTAGTGATAACCAACGCGAGTTGGTTTCGATATGCCGAGGGCACCTAGGATAGTTAAACGCCATGGGGATAAAGTTTCCCATGGCGAGCCAAACCCAAATGGACTATCTACTCCCCTCCTAAGTTTTACGTCAACTACGTTGACGAAAGACAAAGTAACATCACCCCGCTCGACAGGTAATCTAATATTGAGAACCTGTCGCTTAACGGTGTGGTGCATAAGGAATAGATATTTGCACACGACTCCATCTTCGACATAAGCGGTAAGAGCGTCAATATTTCTACCGACACTCAAACCCCAGTCGATGAGCCATGTCCAAGGAGTTGCTCTCCAGATGTTCGAAGGATTGATACGAGCGCCGTACATTGCCATATGGCGGTATAGGGCGCTAATTTTTGAGTCATCAACATGATGACCTTCAATCATATCGAATTCAGGTTTATACCACTTAAAGGCGCCTGAAGTAGTGACTAACTGAAGTTTTTCTTCATGGTAGTCATACGTAGGGATCGCCCCAGGTCGTATTTGCGTATACTGATCCCAGTTGTTATTTGGAAGTAAATTCCAAGTATAATCACCTGAGACCTGATTCGTAACCTGAATATCATCTAGAAGGACCCGCCTAACATGACGAAACTGGTCATTATCATGAGCCATACGGCGCATATAATCTCCAGAATTTAAATAAGCTTTAAAAAACTTATTTAAATCGCCAAGGAAAGGCGCCCAGCCAAATTGCTGGGTCAGATACTCGTCTGCAACTTGTTTAGGTTGCATACGCCAGAGGGTGGACTCAGAATGTCCTGGTTTCCAGGGCAAACCTCCCTTACGAGCAAGAAAGTTCCACTCCTTGTGGAACCTTCGAGCTTGGTCCATTAACATGGACGGGAGCTCTCGGGATTCCGAGAGAAACACGAATCCATCCGCCATCTGAATTTTTGGCGCGGACTTAGCCCACGCCTCAGGTCCCCACGTGTGCGAAATATTCGGAACAAGGAAGTTAGAACCAAGTAGTTTAGCTCGGTCAGCGTAGTTAAAACTAACGCCGTCCCAGTTACCTGCTTGGAGTGAGGCGGGTATATATCCGCCCACATACATAGTAGGTACATATCCCATACCAGCAATGCTGGTAAGGCCATATGACTTATACTGTCCAACTCCCTGAAGTTTCGAGTATCCGGAAGGATCGATACGAATTCTCGTGAAAGGACCACCATCCTTGAATTTACCGCTCTTGCTTTTTAGATGAGGAAAATCATCATCTACGCATAGGCTGTAATACTCATAGGGAAGTGGAAGCTGAGCAGTAATAGTCCCTTTTGGAAGGGAAGCCGGCCCTTGGTTAAAAACCTGAGCAGGCACATAGTTACTGCCATCATACGCGTACAAAATACCCGTAACGATGTAAAGTCCTCCGTTCCACATAAATGTGGAACCTAAGACTTGACCCAGTTTTTCACGATATCGAAGCCCGGGCACATCAAGTGTCATAAACTCCTCCATTTGGAAAGTCAGATCTAGACAAAAGTCTAGAAATGCACAGCTAACTAGACAGTAGCCTTCCTCGATTCTCAACCCGGGTCGCATTTACGACCCTAAAGTAGTAGGGAATTACACCCATACTGTTGAGAAAGAAGAAGAAGACCGTTTGGTAACACCCATCGCTGAGTGTTAAGGGCCCCCGAG